GCCATCGCCAGAGCCAGAGCCAGAGCCATAGCCATCGCCATAGCCAGAGCCATAGCCATCGCCATAGCCAGAGCCAGAGCCATAGCCAGAGCCATAGCCAGAGCCAGAGCCAGAGCCAGAGCCAGTATTGTTTACCGTTTCCATACCGGCACCGAATCAATAGACTTCTTGGCTTTGGCTGTGACAGGGATTATCTCGATAGCCTCAGTCAGTATCACTTCGTCAACCGGGGTGGGAAATTTGCAGTTCTGCGGTGCGGCCACGCCGTCTACGGCCAACTGTGACAGAGTTGCGGCCCCGTCCCAGTAGTACAGACGCCGTGCATTGGCCACCAACACTTCCTTGCCCGACCTGGCCTTGACATACCCGGCGAATACTCCCGCTGACATTGTTCTGACAATGCAATACTCTAACCCTTCACACTTCGCCGCTGGTTCCTGTTTGGGTGTATACAACACCCCGTCTATTGCGATTTCCTTTGGTGTACCCATTGCTACTCCTTATCGTTTATTTGCCCCTGTTCGACTCTTGGTTAGTTGGGTGGGCCGTCCAGTTGTACTACCTGAGACCGGCCCACCCGCCTGCCTGCGCCTATGCTGCTTTGTAAACTGGCAGGCCCATTAACAGCCTTGCGCTCGGTTCACGTTCCCCCCGGCACGTGCCAAGTAATGCACGACTTCCCGAACGTCATTACCATCGCCCGTTACGGCTAGGTTGCAGGGTGACACGCAAGGCTGATTCATGGCTCTATTTCTCTACGTTCCAAAGGCTTTGCAGACAATTCTTTATGACCGAGGCTGCTTCCTTCTCCGACACCTGACGGTTGATGGACATGCCCCGGCCAAGATACTTGTACCAGGACACTTCAATGTCCTCATAGGCAAAGTTGGGCCTAACAGTCAGACAGTCACGAGCATGACCCTTTGGCCCTAATTTGTGAGTGTTAAACCAATTATCAAGACGCTCGTTGTATTCAATGTCAGCAAACCCACAAGTGCAGTCACCCCAATAGTATGAGTTCATTCGAAACGTATCATTGGCGAAAGATTCCCCATTATTGCCAGTTGGACTCTCACATCCTGTCACTCTAGCTACTTCATACCCTAAGAACTCCAATCCTCTTTCGATGTACGGAGGGCAATCCAGTAATTGCCAAGGCTTACCAACAACCGCCTGCCCTAGTTCGGGTTCAAAGTAGTTCATGGCTCTATTTACTGGCCTTCTTCTGACAAATCAGGTTAGTGATGACGCTTGCGAGTTGCTTACCGTTCAGGTGTCTACTGTCGCAACCATGGGACTTCTGAATGGCTTCCTCAAGAGATGCTGATGCCTCCAGCGTGTAGCCTTTGACCAGTGAGTTGTATTCGTCCCATTGCTGCGGCGTGGGCTCGTCGCTGTGTGTCTTTACGGGGTCTGGCGCGTACTTCCCGCCCAGCCCACTGGCCATAGTGTTGTAATACAGTTCTGTGATGCTGGCCGGGGCCACGCCTGCCCTTACGTCTGCCCCCGCTTCCTGAAAGCAGATATTGGCCCATACCTTGTCGTGGCTGTCTTCGCTGTAAGCCACTACCCGTGCGCCTGCGGTCTGAACAGCTTGCACCAGCGATGGCGTAGGGGCAGCGGGGGTGGGAGGTTGCACCCCCGCTGCCGGGTCAATGACGGCCTGTTTGATCGTGCCGCCGTCATTGGGGTAGGTAGGATCGTTCTTGGGCTCGACAGTGCAGGCAAAATCAGGACCCACCGTGATAGTAGCCCCTACCTTGGCGTCGAATGACACATACCGCTTGCCGTCAGCTCCTTGAAATACCCAAAACGGTTTGCCGCTCTTGCTTGCTTTGGCTTCCTTAGACATAAACGCTAGGCGCTCCATTTATTTCTTCACCTCATATGGCCCTTTACAGTGGCCGTCCTTTCCTGTTTTGATTCCGCTGTATTCACACTTGACTTCCAGATAGTGCTTGCTCTTGGGCTTCCAGTGAGGGCAAGACGCGCCCTTGCAATAGGTCATCTCCATGCCTTAGCCCTGTTCTTTTTGACCACAAAAAGACTCCAGAAGATATCCTGCTCAACCTTGTCATACTCAGCCCCTGCTGCCTGCACAACCTTGACATACTCAGCCCATGCTGCCTGCACAACCTTGTCATACTCAGCCCTTGCTGCCTGCTCAACCTTGTCATACTCAGCCCCTGCTGGCTGCACAACCTTGTCATACTCAGCCCTTGCTGCCTGCACAACCTTGTCATACTCAGCCCCTGCTGGCTGCACAACCTTGACATACTCAGCCCTTGCTGCCTGCTCAACCTTGTCATACTCAGCCCTTGCTGCCTGCACAACCTTGTCATACTCAGCCCCTGCTGGCTGCACAACCTTGACATACTCAGCCCATGCTGGCTGCACAAGTAGGTCATACTCAGCCCATGCTGCCTGCACAACCTTGACATACTCAGCCCATGCTGCCTGCACAAGTAGGTCACAGGGTGTCCCCAATCCCCGCATTTGGCCATTCTTGATTGCCTTAGCAATCTCAGGCGGGAAGTTGTCAGGAGAACGGAAGTTGGTGCATTCCTTGTTGGCCCCTGTGTTATCGGACAAGCCATAGAAGTGTCTGATAGCCCCGTGGCCCACGTAGTCGTCCTTGCTCTTGCAATAGTCCCGGAGTTCCCTTCCCTTTGGCCCCTCAAAGATATCCCGTCCGGTCAGGAACAGCACTTGTCCGTCAGATTCAATCCAGCTTACGAAATCACACATGTTAGAGTCTTGCCTCCTTTAATAAACTGCACTCACAACCGCGATGGCAATTACCTTCCAGTTGCCCGCATGGGCCTCCGGTGTCAGCACAATACCCTGTCTGTAAAATGTAGAGCGAGCAACGTTCGGGATCGTACTCTTCGCATTCGTGGCATTCCGGGTGATGACCGTCTGCCATTAGCTCGCTCCCTCGCATTGACCCGGCACCGCAACCTGGCGGCTAAACTTCAACTGTAATATGCCGCCGGTTACCGTCCCACCCGCACACTCACACCCGGCAGGCAACTTCTTCAGTTCAGGGCCCAGGTGTTCGGGTACCGATTCCACTCCAACCTGTATCATGTAGACCTCTGTCTTGGTTATCATTTGCACCTCTCCTTTCGGGTAGGGGCAGCAGATAGAAAGTCGGGTGTCAGGCCCTTCCTCCTTCTATTCATTAACTGCGCTGCCCCTACCCTCGCTTTCTCTTCATCCCTACGGGCGCGGGCTAGCCACTCTTCATAAGACGGTCTACCTCCTAAGAGGCCACCCTTGCGGCCCAATTCCTTCATGTAGTCCGGCCCGTAGCGCAGGTAAGTCTCACTGCCACCGATGCTCCCGGCTCGTGCGTTTCTCCAACTCATGATTGTTCTCTCCTTAAGAGCTGTGCTAAAGTAGCGCGGGGGTGAAGTTCAACGGGTGAACGTCTGACTGAGCATCGGAAACTAGAGGGTTCGACTCCCTTCACCTCCACGCTACTATTGACAAGAGACTTATTGTTCGATAACATAATCATGCTCAGTTAGGCGGGTTGTTAAACCCCCGATAGGCTGGTTGATGGACAAGGGCAGACATCGCCAGCCTATTGATTTACAGCTCATTTAGCACCCCGCGTTGCCGAGGATGCCGGATTGCCCATCTTCGGGGTGGATGGCGTTGCAACACTGTCAGGCGACATGGTTTCGGGTGCAATTCGGCCTGTTTGGCGTCGTGCGCGAGCCTTCATAAGAGCACTGGCGCTCGCTACCCTCCGTGCCTCCGACACCATCCGTGTTTTCATGGGCAGTCGTATCCACTTCTTGGGGATGGTGTAGTCGTTGCCGCCGTGTCCATTGTCCTGATACGCCTTTACCCCAAGCCTGCCCATGTGCTTCTGCCACTTCTCGGAATAGGTGAACACATTGGCGTCGTCTTCGCCTTCGATGAATGAGATAATGGTTTCCTTCGGCCATGTGTCGGTCATTTGATTTCTCCTAAAAGAAATGCCTTTGCTGCGTCATGTAGCTTGCTGTCGTTGACACGAAGATACACTACCTGTGCCAAGTTAAGGGTGGGTTGTCTCTTGTGTGTAACTACCAGACTTACCAGCGACGGGTCTATCTTGAGGATGTCGCCCACCTGCCCACAACTTAAACGATTGATACTTTTCCACCTCACAAGCGCCTCAAGAAACGTCGATGTCATGCCAGTAAGTATAGACATGTGATAGACACCTGTCAATAGCTAATAGAACATAATACCTTGACAGTTGTCACTAGCTGTGATAGGTTATGGTTGCTTGTGAGGTGGATGATAGGTGTTCATAAAGGAGGACTAACGTGGAGACAATAGGAGAACGGATTAGGCGTATACGCGAGGCCAAAGGGTGGTCGCAGGGAGTTTCAATCCACGCCCTCGCATGGAGGGCGACCCGCTGAAGCAAATACAGATGGTGGGAGGATGGGAGAATGTCAGCACGTTGGAGAACTACGTCAGGGCGATGCAATCAGAAGTTGCGTTGACAGAACAGAAATGGGTGTAGAGTGTTAAGAGGCTATCCGATGTGGCTCAGGGCTGCTATGGGTGCGGCTCTTGTGCTGGCTGGTATCGCTGCAATCATAGGGTCGTGTTTGAAGTAGCAAGAGGCCGGGACTTATGGTCCCGGCCTTACTGTACGCCCGTGGTTGGCTTATAAATAGCGAGACTTACTGACCACAACCCTCACATATTTAGGCTTATCGTGAGGGTTTGTCAGGACGACAGGCATCCCACTTGGGAGACTAAAAGACAAAGACTCGCGTGGGGCCATCACGAAACAGTCGTTAGTTTTACGTTCGTATATTTTAATTGTAGTCATGCCTTCACCTCTTCGGGATATTCACGTAAGACTCGCAATGCCTGTTCACAGGCTGCCAGCAGGTCGGGAGCTGCTGCGATAAGGCGGGCATCGGCCTCGTTACCGTCTACCATTACAGCAACGGCATAATCAGACAGCTTGGTATTGGGATTGTGGGCCAGTATGTGCGTCTGCCCGAGCTTCCCGTCATGGCCCTTGTAGACTTCCCACGGTCCCGGTGTGTGTTGTGTGTTCATTTACTGTCCTCCTTCTCACGTTCTGTCGCCAGTCTGTCGATGGTGTCTCGGGACTTGGAGGCGAGTACGTTCGCCTCCTCGGCTGAGAAGCCCTTGCTGCGGGCATAGGCGTATGTTTCCTTGCGATGGTTCAGGCGCTTGCTGGCCTGGGCCTTGAGGTCTGCCAGGGAATATTCATCTTTAGCCATGGGTGTCTCCTTTCCTGCCGGTCTTTATGCGGGACCGGATAGACCGTTTGGCATTGCTACAGTCACTCAATATGTCCACTTAGTAAGAGTATGTTTCCCAAAAATGTCCCAATAGAAGGTACAACCTCGCATTACTAGCATATCTACAACAGCATTGCAGGATTTTCTCGCATTTATCCCAAACATATTGCCAAAACCATGTCTGGTTAAGTCTTTGTACTCTGCTAATAAATGCTCAGTCGTTGGATTAGCGGCACCACAGCCGGGGCACTTATTTTCAGTCATCTCCATTGTCATTTCTCCTTCGTCACCCGGCCTCTGGGTCGGGTTCACCCCCACATGCGTAGGGAAGGTAAGTGTTACCGTTCACCCCAAGCATTGCCGCAAGTGCAACCGGAAATCCCGCAGAGTTTGCGCCATGCACGGCGCTGTGCGGCATAAATAGCCTCTTGTCCACGTTCCTTGGCATCTGCGGCAGACTGGGGAGCATTGTATCTCTGCTCTGGGGAATACTTTGTCTGGCACTCAGAATTATGGAAGCTGTTGGCAATCGTATACATTTTCTCTCTCCTATTGCCGTCCGGTTTATCCGGCGCGGCGCGTTTGCCTCATCAGAGCCGACGTTATCGGCTGACCGGGATTGTTGGTCCCGGTTTCGGCATTTAGTTCCGTGATATCTGTATTCTCTGAATAGCGTTGCTGTATCTGATGGTTGCTGTCAAGTAGGCCCCGCGTTTGTCCTGCGTTACCAGGCGAGCGATAGCGATGGTATAGGTCATTTGCTGGCCCCTCGGCATTGCCGGCATGTGTCCGGATTGCGCCATAGACAGGCGGCGCACGGATTGACTCGGATGGTTGCCATCTCGCGTTCCAGGAATGTGGCCATGACTTGCTCGGTTGTTGGCGTGTAGGTGGTGGTCATGGCTAGGCCACCTCACGAGTTAAGCCGTCAGCAAGACCAAGACGAGAATTGAGTACGCCCGTCCGCATTGGCTTGGTTTCGTCGCGTTCAAGACGGCATGTGCCCCATCCATAAAACACTGACTTAGGGTCACACTCGTTACCCGCATTCTCTGCCCGTTTCACCATGTCCAAGGCAGCACGGTGAGTGTCAAACGGGCCAGCCACTAACGCATGGCGAGGGCCATCAATGACCGATACATAGTAATATCCGGGTCGCGGGTCACAGTCTAGGATTGCATTGTTTGTTGCGGTTGTTGTATTCTGTTTTGGCATGGCATTTACTCCTATCCAGTATTTGCTGTGTGGCCCGGTCGGTGTTATCAGCGCTGACCGGGCATTTGTTTAGTCAAGTCACTCGCTTGACACTATCTACTATACTACGCCGCTCTTGCTGTGTCAATGCCTGCTGGACATAATTATGAGATATTTCCAGATGCAGAACATCAGTGATACAGTGAGGTCATAACGTAGTACATAACGTGGTACATAACGTAGAGCATAACGTAGGGGGCCACGTAGGGGGTAACGTGATGGGATAGATAACATAGATAACAAACATAGATAACAAACATAGATAACAAACATAGACGGGGTGTTGTCCTGAAAGATGAGTAACCAAGAGAGATACCCTTTCCCCCCTTCTTCTTTCCCCCTTAACAACCCCCTATTAGTATCCCCCCAGTACCCAGAGAGACACTTCTTCTTTGGTACTTTCTTCTGGGGTCATCTGGGGGCTACCAGGAGACGGGTTAGATTGCCATGAGTGAGACTAGGTCTATTCCAAGAGATCGTAACCCGCAGCCCGACAGGGCCAGGACGTACCCTAACCCCAGTTGCGCGACCCCCTTCCCCTGTGCCCCCCTTTGCTCGTCGGTTGACAAACTCTAATCCCGTGATATAACCGTGTTATGACTCTTAACACTGCCGTGTCAAGGCCTGCGCCGGGGGGCCGCCCTACTAAATGCACCGACTTTATGATTCAACAACTCTCTAGACTCCTCAAAGCCGGCAACTACCTATCAACAGCCTGTGCCACTATGGATATTGACCCCGCATCATACAACGCGTGGCTGGAGCGGGGAGCTAGAGACGAGGCGGAGGGAAAGACGGAAGCGGAGAGCGTGTTCATCAGGTTTCTCCATTCTGTAAAAAGAGCAGATGCCGAGGCTGAAGCTGAGATAGTCGCCAAGGTCAAAGCTAAGATAGATACAGACCGCACCGGCATAACAGGCTTCACGTTCCTGGATCGTCGTTGGCGCGCGCGCTGGGGACAGACAGCTACGGTTAACATCAATGAGACCAAGACAGTCACCGTCACCCATGTAGAGGTCTGTTTGCCGCCTGGGAGCCACCCCGCAGCGATTGAGGGCCAGGTAACTGAGGTGCCAATGCTGTTGCCCGCAACTGACAGTAACAGCAACTCTACACCCGAGGCCGCACATAATGATAGCTAAGCAGATACAGAGTACACTTCGCATAACACATATTATGCGCAGTTGCAATACGCCGAGAGTAGAACACGCGTTATAGGGGCATTGGGACACGAGGCTGCCCAATCCCCCAACTGACAGGGGTAATGGGCCACCAGCAGCCCCGTAGCGCCAACCAGAGGCAGTGTTACGGGATGCCAGGCGTCGCGCAGCAGACGTATTAACACAGTGAGGTCTGCGCAGACTCGGGCTGGACGGAAGTGGGATTGACCGGACGGGGGTGCGTCTGATGTGTGTTTCCTCCTCCACCAATTTTCAGTAAATAAAAAGAGTTCTGGAGTTGAATGGTAGTAGCGACTGAGACGCAAGCAAAGCGGCCCGCCTTCCGTGAGATATATGTAGACAAAAAAGGTGAAGGGCATTTACGGGTCAATCTGCACACGGCGCAAGCGAAAGTATGGCAGAGTGTGGCTCGGTTCGTGTTCTATATCGCGGGAGCGCAAAGTGGGAAAACCTCTCTGGGCCCGCACTGGCTTGAGCGAGAGATTATGAAGCGTGGGGCTGGTGACTACCTAGTAGTGACGGCGACGTTCCCTCTGTTGAATCTTGCGTTACTACCGTCCTTCCTCGACTACTTTCAGGACAAGATGCACTACGGCGAATGGATACCGTCGCAAAAGGTATTCATGTTTCACAAAGAGAAAAAGGGGAAGCAGGACAACGTGATATTCCCTGGTGAGACTACGCGAGTCATCTTTGCTTCGGCAACCAATCCTGAAGGGTTAGAGTCCATGACAGCGAAAGCGGCGTGGCTTGATGAATGTGGGCAAAAGCAGTTCAAGAGACAGGCATGGGAAGCCGTCCTCAGGCGTGTAGCCGTACACAAGGGGCGCATTCTCGGTACCACCACACCTTACGGTGGTGGTTGGCTCAAGACAGACATCTATGAACCCTGGGCAAAGGGTGACAAAGACATTGAGGTAATACAGGCCGATTCCATAGTCAATCCGGCTTTCCCGATAGAGAGTTACGAGTACGCCAAGAGGACGATGCCGGAGTGGAAGTTCAACATGTTCCACCGAGGGTTATTCTCCACCCCTGCCGGGTTGATATACGACTGCTTTGATGGAGCCACTCACATAGTAGAAGGAGTCAAGGTAGGGGGGGGCTGGCCCGTATATGCAGGGCACGACTTTGGCACCTCGCACATGGCGGCGTTGTTCATCGTTCAGGACCCGAAGACAGGTTACTTCTATGTCACGGACGAGTATCTGGAAGGTGGCAAGACGACTATCGACCACGTGCGGAACTGGCAGGAGATAACCAGGGGGAAGAAGGTAGTCAAGCGGGTAGGAGGAGCGCATCACGAGGAAGGCTGGCGAGGGGACTTCACTCAGGCAGGATGGCGCATAGATGAACCACTGGAGAATGGCGTGGAGGCTGGCATACAGAAGGTCTACTCCCTGTTCAAAGCTGGCCGGTTGTTCGTCTTTCGGAGTTGCGGCAACCTCATTGACGAGTTACAGAGTTATTCGCGTGAGCTGGATGACAACTCCAAGCCTACCGACAAGATAGACAACAAAGAAGCCTATCACATGCTCGATTGCCTGCGCTACGCCATGGCTGACTTCGCGCCTGTAGGTTCCCCCAAGGGTAACTATGCCGCCATACAGACCCTCCACTTTTGAGGTAGAAAATGAAAAACGGTAAACCCGATGTCGCAGATGTGATACGCCTTCGTGACAAGACGAAGGAATACTACCAGGACGTACACAGGGAGTTCGAGACAGACGATACCTACCACGAACTCGACTTCCTGAATCTATTGGGACTGCCGAAGGAACTTGCTCCTGACGGTATCGTGCTGCCTACCGCACGTATGCTCATTGACCTCTATACCGACCATGTAGACCTCTCCAATGCCCGTGTCTTCATCAACAAGAAAGGCGTTACCGGGGAGTCAAGCGACGAGGCCGAGTCGCTACGCAAGTTCGGGTTAGGCTTGCTCTACCGGACAGGCATTGAGTCTGACGTCAACCCCTTCAGGATGGCGGCTAAACACCAGGGCTTGTACGGCCTCGGCGTTCTCAAGACAGTGTGGGACAAGGACAGATGCCCGCTCGCCCCGCAGCAGAAAGACGGCGAAGGCGACGGAGAGTTCGCTTCCCGCACCGATGAATGGCGCAACGGGAAGGACTCACATCTACCCATAGTCATACAGGCGATAAACCCGCGCAACATATATCCCGACTACTCTTACGGTGGGCGTCAGTTCATCATCGAAGTGCAGGAAAAGGTTTGCTTCGATGTCATGGAAAAGTACAAGAGTTGGAGCAACCCCAAAGGCCGCAAGATAGACGAAAAGGTAACACTGACTAGCTTCTGGACTAATACCTGGCGATGCGAACTGGCTGACGATGAGCCCATACTGCCTGTTAAGGGCGGCGTTGCCAAACACAACTATGGCTTCATCCCTTATGTTCTGATTGACAGCGGCCTGGGCAACATATCCTCTGACGCAGACCCCGTGAAACGGTACGTGGGTATCCTGCGTCACCTTCGCCAGATGTTCATATCAGAATCACGCAACTACTCACTCCGAGATATCACCTGTAAGAAAGGGTCGTTGCCGTGGTACAAGGTCACAGGCAAGAACGCCGACCAGATATCCGCAATCGCCAACAAGTATGGCGAAGCTACTCCGTTCCCCCCTGATACGGATATCGAGGCCATGTCTCCGGCTATTGCATCTGAGACATTGCTCAAACAGGCTGGAGTGGCTGCTGACTACATAGCTGCAATGGCAGGGCCGCGCTCGCTCCAGGGAGTAGGCGAGTCCGGCGTAAGGTCAGCTACACATGCACAGACCCTTATTTCGAGCGCAAGTACAAGGTTCCAGTACCCTTCCGAGTCCTTCAGGAATGCCACCGCAAAGGTGCTGTCCAATGCCGCGTTGATACAGAAGCGCGTCATACCCGAAGGCGTGAGGATGTGGGCTCGCACCCCAACCGATGAATTTGACATACCCACTGACGGTAAGAAGTTCAAAGAGCCTATCACCTTCTACGTCGAGTACGCGCCCGTCTCAGAAGAGGAAGAGTACCGCAAGCACGACGATCTTGAGAGGTTGTTCAAGTCCGGCATGGTCACGAAACAGTGGGCCCGTAAGCAACTGTCCAATATCGACCCGCAGGCAATGTCCATCGAAGAGGCAGAGGAAACGATAGAGCTCAATCCTAACATGCAAAGGGCCATCATGGAACTGGCCATGTCGCTCTGGAGACAGAAGTACGGCCTGCCCGAACCAATACCAGAGCCTATGCCACAACCGATAACTCCAGCTGGCGCAACACAACCCCCAATGCCACAACAAGGCACCGCTGAACCGGGGCGAAGTGTGATTGCGCCAGCTTCTCCTAAACCTGTACCTGGCTCACCGCGAGCCATGGAGTTACAGAACAAGAACATGCGGTCTCAAAACAGTATGACAATGCAAGGTGTTGGCGGGGGAGGTAACAGACGATGAATAAGCTGGAGGTATATTCCACAGCCATTGACAACGTGATACAGCGCAGGCTCAAAGCCTTCGACCTGTTTCTAGAAGAGTTAGGGTCGCCCGAGAAGATGTTGAAGAAGCCCTACGCCACTATTGACGGGGCGCAGGTGCTCTACAACTGGACGGTACAGGAAGTGGATGCGCTGACCCGTGTCATCGGCCCCGATGTAATGAACAAACTGATTGCCGACAAAGAAATCAAGCTGACCAAAGCACTTGAAAAGGCGGCTGGACTATGAACCATGACCAACTGGTAGCTGCAATACTGAAGATAATTGGCGCTCAGTACGAGTCAAAAGTTAAGAGTATCACTGATGATATCTACCTGAAAAACCTGTTAGCTATGAATGGGAATGATCCCACTGCGATGGCTGCGGCTATTAAGGTATACACACCTGCGGAATCAGGGGATACGTGGCAAGTCAGTCAATGGCTGAATAGCGACGGCACCGTAAGTAATACTCGCGGCCCCAATACGACAGGGTATATTGACAAGTCTGGTATTCCTCAAGCATTAGACTCAGCACTGCAACCTTCTGGCACACAAAACTACAGTGGCGTCACGTCGGTAAATGGTTACGACTTCCCTTACTATGACGAGGGTGGCACGCGAATCATTGACTACAACAACCCTCTCGGCAGGACTGAAGATACCGGTATTACACCTTATCAGCAGCAAGAGCTAGCCAACTGGAAGACCGAGTTCGACGCGCAGCAGCAGCAGAACGCAAGCTCGCTCGCATTGCAGCAGAATGCGCAGGTACTTGACCAGCTTAACTTGACGAACAGCCGCCGCGACCAGTGGGTCAATACGCAGAACGCGCTTTCTAACGCACAGGCTGTAGCCAGGGACTCCGATGCCAGGGCGCAGGCGCAGGCTGAATCTACCTACAACAACGTACTGTCATCGCAGACCGGCCCTTCAGATTGGATTAACTACTGGAAGGTGAAGCAGAACCCGCCTCGCTCGATAGGCTACGGGGCGAACCAGTTTGCAACCGACAGCACACGTCAGCCTTTCGCTTCAAACGCAGAGGAAGCCGCGCGACTAGGACTTTCTCAGTGGATATCTCCCGAAGCCCTGTCCCAATACTGGCGAGAACACAACGTCAGCACCGAACGGCAGATGGTGTGGGACACGGGCACTGAGCAAAAGAGGCCAGAGACAGATGCGGAGATGACCTACCGCATGTACACCGTCCCTGTCCGCTCACTGCAAATCAATGGCGCTCCCGCAGGAACGTTCCAGTCGTATTCTGATGACCCTAACGAGAACGCATGGATAGAAGACTATGTAAGGCGGCAGAAGCAGGCCCAGAGACTAGCCGTATCTGCCAGTGCAACTGACCCTTATGCTGCACCTAATAACACTCTCCTGCCATCACAGGAAGAGTTGGAACTATGGAGGAGTCAGAATCCACGCGCACAGGCCAGTGTAGGACCTCAAACGCCTCAATGGGCCACACAGTTCAACACGCCCACACAGAACGTTGACGTCACCGGCCACGGCGGGATACAGAACCAGGTTGACATGAACAAGTTGCGGACATGGAACGTCAACCCTGTCAGCGCACAGACATGGAATGCACTGGCACCTTCCGAGCAGTCCGGGCTAAGAGGCTTGGTAGAGGCAACCGGGACACCCTGGGATGACTACGTGGCAAACGCGCAGAACACATGGGCGAAGCCAGGTTACGCGGTGGCACGCAAGAGAACGGCGGTGTATTAAATGGCAGGCGGTTCTACTGGTTGGGACGCACCCAATACCGTTGTATCTAAGAAAACCCCTCCGAAGGGCTACAAGAAGTATGGCTCTTATTGGTACAAGACTGATAAGACCATAGACGGCCCATCCGTCATGGATGACAACTTCGAGTCTAAGGATTGGGCCAAACCAAACACAGAGACACAGTATGTCGGCAAGCAACTAGCTCCCATTGGACTTGACAATATAAGCAGTTCAATCCCCAAGGGAGTTCAGCGAATGTGGGGAGGTGCTAGATATGGCGTCCAATCTCTTATTCCTGGCGAATCCCCCATAGAGAAGATAGTACACGAGAATGAGACTGGCAATACACTAGAAGCATTGGAGAAAGGATGGGTACAGGACGCACCCGACTTCGGCGTCAATACCCCATTAGGCAGGTTAGGGACACGTGGAGTAGCAGAACAGCTACTCACTCCAGACAACTGGATGCCCGGTATCGGCTTTGTCAAGTGGGGCGGTAAGGCCGCAGCCGCGGTTGCCGTAAACGCAGCAAAACAGCAGGTCAAGACCACGGGCAAGAGAGCCATTGAGTCCTACCGTCTTGCCCCTGAAGCCGGCGAACTGAATCTAGGGAAGCAGGGAGAGAATCTATCGGCCAAGGTAACCAAACCCGTTACTGAGGCAGCAGAGACAGTTGCCCCAAGTCCCACAGATGTCAAGAAATCCTTGACAACTGCCCCACTAGAGGCCGCACCCTCTCCCAAGGTTGCCGACGCGATGCCGCCTGTTGAACCGCCGAAGCCGCCGACTGCGACAGGAACCGTACCGACACCGCCTAATCCTATACCACCTAACCTTAAAGCCACCTTCGGTAAGGTAGTGAGTATCGTTGATTCGCTGCAACCCGCAATGGCGGCACAGAAGGGAATACGTCATCAACAGTTGCAGGCCAAGAGCGCACGATTAGGCGAGGTATTTGCTAACCCAAAGGGGATGCAGACCCTTGACGAAGCCAAGAGCGCCTTAACAGGTAAACTCGCCAATGGTCAGAAGTTGCCCATAAGCGAACTCACGCCGGACGAAGTTGACTCACTGTTTAACTACGTGGCGACCGCCGACCTACCAGTATTCAAGGCCACATCCCTCAAGGGTAATGTCACGCAATTAAACTTCACCAGACACAATGCAATGGACGCTTTGAAGGGATTACTCACCACGGCCAAGTTACCCACCGAATCAGAAGCTCGACTACTCAAAGAGGTATTCGGTGAGGACATTGCCAAACTGGTAGATATAGCACAGAAGAAGCCCTCACTCTGGAAGAAGATCATCAATATCTCTGGCATACCGAGGGCTATACAGGCATCGTCTGATATCTCATGGCATCTGCGGCAGGGCATGTTGATGATAGGTTCTCCTGAATGGTGGAAGGCGTGGAAGCCGGAACTGCAATCATTCGCTAAAGAGGATATTGCCCGTATCCGTTCTCAACGTATCGTGGACAACCCCAAATACAACTTTGCCCGTTCTTCGGGGCTGTATGCCGCACCTTACGAGGACGTCATAACTGGCACAACGGTACAGCACGAAGAACAGTTCATGACCAATGTGTTTGAAAAGGCATTCAAGACACACGGCGTAACCGGGGCAAAGCGTGTTGCCGCCGAAGCAGGGAACGCACTCACTTACCCTGTACGAGGTTCACAACGGGCCTTCACTGTGGCCGGTAACGAGGTACGTTTTGGAGAGTTCTACAGGCAGGTAGATAACTGGCTAGACCAGGGCTTGAGCGAAGCAGAGATAATTGAGAAGGGCCAGAGGTACGCTCGCTTCCTTAACGCAGCTACCGGCAGAGGTACGTGGCGAACACTAGAAAAGACAGGCGACCTTCCGGCTGTCCTCAACTTCGCTTTCTTCGCCCCGCGCTTTCTGGTGTCTCGCGCACAGTACCCATTCTTGGCTGCTGACGTGTTATTCAAAGACCCGACATTGCGGTCCAAAGTAGCCAAGCAACTAGTGGCATCCATAGGGACAGGCACGGCCATACTCACGTTAGCGGCAATGGCAGGGGCCAAGGTGGAACGCGACCCCCGCTCTACTGACTTCGGGAAGATAAAGGTTGGGGGAACACGTTATGACTTTTGGGGCGGCTATCAACAGTTAGCCCGTTACACAACCAACTTCATTACTGGACAGAAGAAAGTTGCCAGTGGCCAAGTCAAAGAACAAGGGCGAATGGATACCCTTGGCCGATTCGCACAATCCAAACTAAACACAGCCCCGTCAATGCTAATGGACTGGCTAAGAGGCAAGAACTTTATTGGTGAGCCAATGGAAGCCACTGACGAAGTTGCTAAACGTGAGTTCTGGAATCGTCTTACCCCAATGTTTGCACAGAACATTGCGGATGCCATAGCGCAGGATGGTGTCAAAGGCGCGGCAATGGCGTTACCCGCAGGTCTAGGGGCAGGCGTTCAGTCTTATGCCGACCCGTACAACGCATGGATGTCAAAGTACCCCGAGACGATCAGGCTCAAGACTCCCTACGGTGCAGTATCAGACAAGTTGACCGTATCTGCGGGGCAGTCAATCAAACTCTCCGACCAGGAGAAGTCAACCCTGCAAGGTGTCACTAACGAATACGCAGAGAAGAACGTCAAACAGATGCTTCTGTCAGCCAACTACATCAGAGGCAACGACGAAGTACGAGCCAAACTACTCAGTAAGGCGTTGGACGATGCACGGGAACGGGCACGGCGCACGATGAACGCCATCATGCCGGCCTCGGTCAAGCAGCAGCGCATACTTGAACAGCAGGCAGAAGAATCCCGCAAGGTAGGGCAAACCAATCCCGCAGCCGAGAAGCGAGCCATCTACCAGAACCCGCAAATACTTGACGTCAGGAAACAGCAGGCGTTGGCGATCCTGGCATCTACTACGTCATAGCCATCGGTTGACAACATCGCTAACTATGTTAAAGTGGGGATATGAGGATACTTGATACGCCCATATGATAGATGGTGAAGGTTATCTCAGGTGTGAAGGATGTGGCAAGGCGTTAGGTCGCGATCTGAAGGGGCAGGTAGATATCAAGTGCCCGAGATGCAAGCGCCTTAATCGTTTTACTGCAGTGTCAGCACCGTCTAAGTAGCACATTAACAACAAAATACAGAACACAAGAGCTTCATTGAAAGCCGTGTCCCGAAGGACACGGCTTTTTTGTTATCACACGAACGAACGGAACGGCCCTTTAAGGGCTTACCGAAGGAGATATATGCCAGACACAGAGACAACCGGATGGGTAGCTGCTACCGATAATGCAGCCGTGACTTCGGAAACTCCGGTAGCTACGGAGACAACGAAACAGGCAGCAGAAGGAAAGCCAGCAGAAGAGGCGGTAAAGTCGCCAGTACAACCCGTAGTCACCGACAGCAAAGAGTACAAGACACTCCAGACCAAACTCAATAAGGCCAACGAAGAATTGACCAGGTTGAGAGCCAACCACGCCAGTACTGCCACTATCGAGGCCCGTACAGCCAAGATGGAGCAGATTCTTGAGGCAATGGTTGACGAGTTCGGGAACACCGAAGAGCAGGAAGAAGGACAGCCACCCACGAAGTCCCGCCTGAAGCAGCGTTACGAGGCCATTAAAGGGCAGACGGAAGCGCAAGGGAAGCAACTGGCAGAGGCAGTGAAGCACGCCACCGATGTCATGAAGCGCATACAAGGCGTAGCTACCAAGGCAGGCATTGACCTTAACGGCCCTGACGCGGAATCGGCCCGCACTCTCTGGAACAACGGCGACATAGACGGGGCGCTCGAAGAGGTGCAAGAGATTCGGATGCGAAAAATGCAGACCGACCTTGAAGCCAAGTTCGAGGCCAAGTTCAAGAAGGCGAAATCCGACGAGGAAACGGTTGACTCAGTAGACACATCCCTTCCCGGTTCACACAAATCCAACATCTACACTGCCGCCGATATTGCCAAAGAGAAACGGTTGAAAGACCCGATGGAAACAATAAGGGCAATGACGGAAGGCAGAATCAAAACTAAGAGGTAAACACAAGTGTCTTACAATACCGGCACTACGCCTACCCTTGCTCAGTTAATCACTGGCAAGTTTGTGCCTGAAATCTTTTCCAAGTTGGTTATTGACCACGTACAGAGTTCGCTTGTCGTTGCAGACAGCGTGAACACTGTATACGAGAAGGAACTCACTAAAGGTTCCGTGGTCAACATCCCGGTCATGTCCGAGATAAGCACCTCTGAAGTCACGCCTGGGACAGTCGCTTCCGCGTCTAGCACCGTTGGCACGGCAGAATCAATCACCGTTGACAAGTGGCGCTATGCGGCAATCGAAGTGTCTGACATGGCGAAACTGGAGAACGACCCCGACTACATAGACAAGTCTCGCAAGAGCCTCGGCTATGCCATCTCAAAGTATGTAGACACCACGCTCGGCGCATTGTTCTCCACCCTGTCTAGCTCTTCGGTCTACGGCTCCGACGGGCAAGAAATGACTGACGACATACTGCTCGCCATCATACAGGCGCTTGACGAAGCAGACGTACCGGACGATGGGAACCGCTGCATCATAGGCGACCCGTCCACATGGGTGGACCTGCTCAAGATAGACAAGTTCGTGAAGTCCGACTATGGGGCTGGCAAGGTTGTGTCCACCGGGCAGATGGGCAGCATCTACAACATGCCATTCAAAAAGACCAACAACCTCACCGCAGCCACCACGGGCAACTACGGCGCCATCTTGCACAGAGACGCCATCGGCCTGGTCATTCAGGAGAATCCGCGCACAAAAGTAGTCCCGATTGAACAAGAGTTCAGGACGCTTGTAATCACCGACATCATATTCGGTTGTGCCGAGATTCGCGATACGTTCGGACGCGCGTTTTACACGCACAAATCCTAAGACTTTATGACGGGGGATAACGGTGCCGATATACGACTTTCAATGCAAATGCTGTGGGCAGGTAGTGGAGAAGATACAGCCGTTTGATGCGGCTGCGCCAACCTGCTGCTCGCAGTCGATGACACATAAGCCCACCTTTCAGGCCATGATCATCATGGACGGCATGGGTGGCTATCCATCGCGCAGGAAGTATGTAACCGGCACCGCCCCCAATACCTCTAGCAGTGTAATGAGCACCTGGGACAAGAAGAATCCTGTCCCGTTCAAGTCGTAGGGCATAGACCCGCTCCGAGGCGACTTAAAACAAGCAAGGAGAAAGGAAAGTAAATGTCTCAGAACATACGAGTAGACCGCAAACTGGAAATGAGGGGAGCTGGCCGGAATGTAAAGGGCACCTTCAACCCTGAAAAGATATTCCGCGAGTACAACTTCACCGAGCTTGCCGAGGATACAACCAACTGGTACACCGAGTACCTTGATACCACATCCACCATAGCGTTGGGATCCGGTGGGCTGGTACTCACCACGGCGGCCACGGACACCAAGACCTGCACACACTCGCAGGGCGGCATCTGGTGGTATCCCACCTCCAATATTGCGGTGGAACACCGCTTCAAGCTGGACGTGGTTACTACCGTCGCCATCTTCGCAGGATTCAGCGATGCCGTGTCGGAGGCTTCGGGCCTGCTGCCCCATGCCATATCCACGGCCACGCAGACGGCCACGGCCACGAACAGCGCGGGCTTCCTCTTCGATACCCTGCAAACGCTGGACTACTGGAACATTGTCAGTTCCATTACCGGCCCGAGCAAAGCCTTCACGCAGTTGGCATCGACCTACGTGCCGGTAGCCGCAACCAACGTAACGCTGAGAACCGAGATAGACAGTTCCGGCAACGCCACCTACTTCTACAACGGCGTACAGGTAGGCTACAAGGCCCTGGCTGTCGCAGCGGCAACCCCGCTGATACCGTTCTTCGGCATTCGTAACAACGCTGCCGCAGCCCATGTTGCCACTCTGCGCTACGTGCGCGTGTGGGCCGATGCGTAAGGAAGGTGGGTTATGACAGATAAACTCATCTTCCACGAGAAAGACGTTGTAGCTGAAGGCAGCAGGATTGGCCCTCGGTACTACATAGACGGCGACTACTCGCCTATCGCTGTTCGCATAGACGCGGAGAAGGCACCGCCCGACGGCGACCTTGAAGTGGACATACTCATAGACGACACAACCATCTTCAATGACCGTCAGCCGGTGTTGATTCAGACCTATGGCGATTCTTCCACCTTCCACCATGTCTACAAGACTACGGCTGTACTCCCCAAAGGCGAGTACGTGGAAGTGGATGCCGAGGACTTCAAGAGCAATGCGCTCGTTGCAGAAGGCTCATGGGTGCATTGCGTCCTCAGAGCTTCCGGTGGGGCCAAGAACATAACCGTCCAGTTTGAGCTTGAACCGATAGCCGAACCTGACGAATCAGGTGAATAGCCTTTGCAGCACAAGGCTAAGTAAACAAGTGCGGTAAATAGAAAAGGAGAAATCATCTAAATGGCAAACGTCAAAGCATTGGTCAAACAGAGTTCCGTAGCGAGAGGTACTGAAGGCAACTTCGAGTACATCCGCGCAATCAATGACGGCTCGCTCGTCACGGTACCCTGGATTCAGTCTCTAGCCCTTGAAGGCCGGATATTCACTGCCAACTTCGGCAGCGCAACCAGTCCTGCAACCCTGGACGCATCCTACGCCGCAACCGACCCTGACGTGTCGATGGACATTCCTTCGGGCACGAGCATCATACCACTGAAGGTAGCCGTACACTTCGAGGCTTACGGTACGATAGCAGTCTGCGAAACCTACACCGTGTGTTCCAAGACACTTGCTGCGAAGTCCGCTGGTACCCAGGTAGTCCCGGCCAACTACAACACCGGAAGCGCCATTGGTTCCAGCTGCTTGTTCTACACCGCGCCAACGGTAACGGACCCGAACACAACGGGTTCGTTTGAACTGTTCCGCTTCTTGCAGCAGAACGCCATAACACAGGCCGTAAACGAAAGCACCGACTACCAGTTCACCTGGTCTATTGGCGATGTCGGCTTCGCTCCTGTCCTGAAAGGCCCTTCGAGCATGACCACTTGGGCTACCTCTCAGGCGGCAACCGGCTACATCTACTACGTGTGGGCAGAGTTCCCCTCTTCATACCTTCCGTAACTGAATAGTGGGGGCGGCTAATCACCGCCCCCACATAACACTATGAGAAAACGACAAGACATAGAACAAGACGGCAAACGCCCTGAATACCTCACCCTTGAGGTCTTGCTGGATATCAGGGACTTGCTGGCGAAGCAGAAGCCCAAACAGAAGAGGACGCGCAAGCCTACAACTAAATAACCCCTTCCACTTGTCTCGCCAGAATCAGAATTTGAATTAGAAGGAAAGAGCGATGGCAACGTCAGTATTTGGTTCCCCCGTCAAGAAGTTGTACGGGGAAACAGTCAGCCTAACCACCACAGCCGCACACCTGGGCTTCATGCCCAAGTACCACGAAGTCAAGATATATTGCGCCTCAGACTACCGCCTCGGCATAGCCCCCAGGCTGGCCCGCGCCAAGGTCTATGCGGCCAGTGCCTATACCGACTACACCGCTGAAGTCACCGACCGGGTATCCACCACGCACATGCCCCTTGACGGCATGACTACGGCCAAGTACGTGTATCTTGGTGTCACAGAACCTACACGTGGCTTCTACATCAACCCTGTCAGCAACGTCAACGCCGAGGCTGCAACGCTGGACTGGGAGTATATGTATGACGTATCTGACGGCCTGTATTCCAAGCTCACCGGCACGGTAAGTGGTGCGCTCACGGTAGGTGAAACGATAACTGGCAGCACGTCTGGTGCTACGGGCACCTGTGTCTACGGGCCTGCTGGTTCCACCTACATCGTGGTTAAATCTCTCAGCAAGCCCTTTATTCTTGGCGAGAACGCCGCCGGTGCAACCCAAGCCTGCAATACGCTCACTGCTATAGCAGCCGAACCGAAGGGCACAGGCTACTTCACAGATGTTGCCGCTGACTCGGACGGCACAGACAGTGGCGGTGCAACGCTGGCAGTACCCGGCCTATATGCTTTCACCCTTCCCTCAGTGGTACGAGGCCCGCTGGCCGGCGTAGATGGTGACTCTCTCTACTGGTACAGGTTCGCGCCATCTGCCACGCTCTCGGCCACGGTAGACATCGTGGACATCATCCCCGCCTGCGACACCACCAACTACGGCTACGAACAGGGCGGCGTAGTCATGCAGTTCGCCTTGAACACCGTACAGAACGGGGCCTTCGAGTTCGACCATACCACGAGCGCGACCCTATATGTCGATTGGATTAGCCACTGATTCTAAGGAGTTAAGCAATGGGGATAATGAGATTCGGGGCTGCGCCTGACCCCGCAAGATATCAACTAGTAACCAAGTCGGTTACTTTCGCCGGTGCCACAGGGAACGCCATAGGCGACCATGACGGTACTGGCGATCCTGCTACGTTGTTTACAGTGACAGGCGATGTAATTGTAAAGATAATCGCCGTTTGCACCACAGACCTTACCTTCGCTGCCAACGCCACTATTGAGGTAGGAACGGCGGCAGCCACGGGTGCCATAATCGCCACCACCGACCTCACGACGCAGGCTTTGGCCGCACGTGAGATATGGCATGACGCTACCCCGGATGCAGAGATAGAGGCGTTGTCGGTATCAAAGGACTTCATTGTTACTGACGGCAACGACATTGTGCTGACCGTTGGCGTAGCTAACGTCAACACAGGCGTGATTGTCTTCTACTGCTACTGGACGCCACTTTCGACAACCGGACTAGTGGTGGCCGCGTAATGGAACTAGCAGAGATTGGCGCAAAGATAACCGAAGCCATTGCTTTACAGGGGAAGATAACCAACCTGAACAAGCAACTGACCGACAACGAGAACACGGCCAAGAATGAAGCTAAAGAGATTGCGCGGCTAGAATCCCTTATCCGTTCCAGGGATGACCGCATAGTGGCGATAGACGCTCTCAGGAAGACCATGGCGGCTCTGTCGGCAGACCTTGATGCCAGAGTAGCCGTACTGGACAAAGAGGGCGTCAGTCTGCCCGTAGGAACCAAGGCGCAGCCACAAGTTGTACGAATGTAGAGGGGCTAAATGACAAGCTCCATAGAATTATCCTCTGTCCCTAGTGCCGCCATGGTGGGTGATGCTGGCGCAGGTGGCACGGCTGGCCTTGTGCCTGCCCCCGGCGCTGGTGATGCTGCCGCTGGCAAGTTCCTCAAGGCTGATGGCGTCTGGACTGCCATAGCGGGTGGTGGTGACATGCTTGCCGCCACCTATGACCCTAACACAGATGGTGTGATTGCTGCGGCACAACTTGATACCACGGTAATTGTTGAAGGCGACGTAGACGATGTTCCTGTGAATGGCGTCACTACGGCCCCCATATCAAGCAATTGGGCCTTTGACCATGATGCTGCCACTACTGGCACTCATGGGGTTGGTGCTGGCACGATAGCCAAAACCGCTGACATTGCGGCTACCAAGTTGGACGATTTCACAGCACCCGACGACAATACAGACCTTGACGTGTCTACCACCAAACACGGGCTGGCACCGAAGGCTGTAGCCCCTGCTGCGGGACTAATCAATGTCTACGGGATAGCCAACGCAGAAACGGCTATTACAAACAAGCCGCTCTTTGATGCAACTTCGCCTACGACTCAAGCCTTCGGGGATGCGGCGGCTGTGGGCACCGCGACTGTATCAGCACGACGTGACCATAAACACGCGATGATGGCGGACCCTTCGGGCAACCTTATCGCCAAGGCGCTTGTCACAGAACAGGGCGACATCATCTACGCCAGTGCAGCATCCACTCCAGCGGCACTCCCGCATGGCACAGCCGGTCAGGTATTGCAGTCTGGTGGGCATGCAGCCAACCCTTCATGGCTAACGGTTGATAACACTGCCGGTGGTACGGATGCTTCAATAGCACCTGTAACGTCCAATGTGCTGTATGACCACGGTGTTGCCACCACTGGAGTGCATGGCGTAGGCGCAGGGACTATCGCCAAGACTGCTGATATCACAGCCACGAAGCTAGACGACTTCGCCACGCCTGATGCTAATACTGACCTTAACGCCAATACCACCAATCATGGGCTACTGCTTCAGGCTACGTCACCTGCGGCTGGCCTCTACAACTACGTCGGCATAACCAACGCAGAGACGGCCTACACCAACAAGGCCCTTTTTGACGCTACCGACCCCAGTACACAGGCGTTAGGGGACGCTGCTGCGGTAGGCACGGCTGCTGTGGCCGCAAGACGCGATCACAAGCACGCTATCACAGCAGTGGGCCATTCCATAGCTGACAATGCGGTAGTCACGGTAGATGACGCTGCTGCTGCCGACAACGACTTCGCTGTCTTCACCGCCAACGGCATTGAAGGGCTGCCAACTGCTACGGTACTAACCAACCTGCTGGCTACCAAGCTCACTGTCAATGATTCGATAATACTGCCCGATGTCGGCATTGCGGACACCAAGTATTCAGGGATAGTGGAGGCTGGCACGGCTGGAGCAGCCTTGGCCGTCGGTGATATCTGCTACTTCGCGGTTGCTGATAGCAAGTGGGAACTGGCAAAGGCCGATGCTGCGGCCACGTCCTTCGGGAAGATAGGCATATGCGTACTGGCGGCAAACGAGAACGCGGCCACTACCATGCTGCTATGGGGCAAGGCAAGGTTCAATGACGCCTTCCCCAACTTGACCGTAGGCGCACCTGTATTCATCTCGGCTGCCACGGCTGGCGACATTACCAGCACCGCACCGTCCGGCACTCTGAACTTCGTGGTTCGCATCGTCGGCTACGGCAATACGGCAGATGAATTGTTCTTCTGCCCTGATAACACGTACATAGAATTGGCTTCCTAGTTGGAGGGTTAATGCGGATAGCCTTTGAACCTTCAGGAACACACCTGAAGGGCGACTCACTCAAGATACGGCTCGACCTGTTTCCTGACGTGGGCGAGAAGTCCTACGCACAGAACTATGTCTATGTACCCGTTATCCCTGTCGGTGGTTATCCCGGCAAGGTAGGTGCAGATGGCAGTCCGGCCAGTCAGAAAGCCTACGATACATGGCTGGCCGGTTTGCCCCACATCTGGCGGTTGAACCCGTGTCTGTCCGTGTTCGTGCGGGTTGACGAAAACATCACCTCTGAATTGCTGACACAGTTTATAGGAGATGTCTATAAGTCAGACGTACTGGCGACGATTGATGACGCTATGGGGCGGACAGGTCTGGGGAGCGCGCATCTCATCAGCCCCTACATGAAGGACAAAACTACTCTATCCTCTGTGAAAACCACTACCTTTGACGCGGCCACAAAGACCTTCATTGAAACCCGGTTGTCGGGACTGAGCATCATCGGGGTAACCGGCAAGGCAGAGATAATCACACCACAATCTATTGATGTTGGGCCGGGAGCTACGGACAGGGCAGGCTCACTGAACTCCAACAATACACTGGTTGACAAAGCTAATCCTGCTAATGCCACTGGTACATTGGATACCTTCGAGACTTGGGTTGTTAGTGTTGACATGCCCACATGTGAGATTGCCACGTTCTACGTGGTTAGCGGGGATAATCTCTCAACGAGAGATAACGAGGCTGTTGGTAATGTGGCCTTTGGCGCGAAACGTACTTTCACAGGTCTGACTATCGCTGTCACAACTGGTGATTATCTGGGGATAAAAGGCACTGCTGGCGGCTACCAAATAGAAGGGGCTACGTCTGGTGGTAGTGGTGTATGGGGGAAGACTTTCGATTACATCCCTTGCACAAATGAGACCTTTGGCGTGTACGCGAACTATGTAGTCAGTATTTACGCCACAGGCACAGAGGCGGGTGGTGGCTGGACTCATATCGCCAAAGCCTCTGGCGCAGGGCAGGCTACCATACTGAAGATTAACGGCGTCGCTAAAGCCAACATCGCCAAAGTGAATGGAGTGGCAGTGTAATTGGCTACTGTATATACAGTATATTCAAGTGCATCTGACGGTGGCCTTGAGGCGGAGAGTGAAGTCTCCTACGCTGACGCGCAGGCGAAAACAGAATCTACCGAAAATGGGTATGATGTTACTAGCGCTTACGCTTCTGTCTACCAGCAGTTCTTTAACTTTACCGCTGAGTTTGAACCTGACCTATGGTACATTAAAAGGGTATTCTTCTACTTCGACACCAGCACGTTACCGGATGGCACCATTACATCTGCCAAGTTGCGTCTCTGGTGCAACGAAAAAGACCCTTCAGATGCCTTCGATGTCGTAGTGCAGAACGGGCAACCTACATATCCGCACGATCCTCTTGTGGTTGGCGACCTTGACAAGACGCATTACTCTGGAGACTGCGGTTCTCTTGGCAGTGCCGACTGGACACAAGGTGCTTATAACGAGATATCTCTGAACGCAGATGGCATCGCATGGATTAACAGGAGTGGCACTACCAAATTCATATTACGTTCCAGCCGAGATATTGCAGCGACATCACCTGCTGACCCAGGAGAAGGCAACACTACTTCCGAACGAATACAACTTGCTACATCGGAAGCAGTGGTAGGCCATCGCCCTTACCTTGAAGTAACAATGGATGTTTCAACGACATCTGGAGACAACTACATGACAAGCACTTATGAAACACTGCGTCAAGACTTCGGCAAGCAGACCGATTCCATGAAGCAGGTCACTACCACAGGGGCGGGCTCTACTACCACGCTGGTCAGCACGGGGCTTCAGGCGTGGGACGGGGCTAATGATGACTACTTCAACAAGCAGTGGATAGCCCTTACCGGCGGCACCTATGACGGCAGTTCCCGCTTCATTACCGACTACGCCACATCTACAGGTACAGCCACCTTCACGCCTGCTCTGGCCGGGGCCCCAGGGAATGGCGTAACGGCAGACATCTACACCTACGAGCCGACCAAGATATTGTCAGCGTTCCAGCAGGCCGTTGACCTTTGCTACCCCGCCTACGGGCGCAAGGGACTATACAAGAGCGTCATTGCAACTGACATTATCACTGGTAGTTGGCTCTGGAACTCTCACTTCGAGGACTGGACGGCGACCACGATACCCGACCACCATGTGCTGACTGGCACGGCTACGGTATCAGAGGAAACGACCATCATCTTTGGGCCTCGCGGCTCTTCGGCTATGAAGATGACAGGCGGCGGCGCAACTGACTACGTGTACCAGTCGCAAGTGGAAGTCCCGGCGCTCATGGGATTGGCAGGACAGGACATAACCTTCCACTGTCATGTGTACTGTGCTACGGCCAGCAAGGGCGCAATAGCGGTCTACACCAAAGGGTCAAGCACTGCGGCAGCAACCACGACCAGCACGTACAACACGGGCAGCACCGAGTATGAGCATCTTGAAGTTGACGTAGACATTCCCGACGATTTGACTGATATCAAGTTCGAGTACCTGTCAGGTGGTGACACAACGTACTTCGACATGGCGTGGATTGAGAAGGCCACAGAACCGTACAAGTACCATCTGACAAAGGACATCGTTCACAAGCCCATACAGGTGTTCTATCAGGCCAATGCAGGCACAGCAAACGACCAGGACGGGTGTGCTGTACCCGAAGGTGGCGAGAACTGGCAACCCATACCGAGGGGTATATGGGACGTGGAGAATGACGGGACCAACTACCTGCTCATTCTGAACACGACCGCGCACACGCCGATACAGCAGCGCAAGTTGAAGGTGCATTCCATAGAACGGCTGACTTCACCGACCACAGATGCCACCACGGTTGAAGTAGAGGGCGAACAGGCACGGGCGCTGGTAGCTGTGGCAGCGCATCAGTTATTCCTCGCCATGGCCACGTCTTCAAGCGCCTCTGATGACCAGGTGCAGAGTTATCAGGCAAGGGTGGCCTACTGGCAGGCCGAGGCAGACCGCAGGCTACAACTCTACGGTATGCCCATGCCCTACAACAGACTGGTGGTGATACAGTAATGTCATACGGCGGCGTGGTTTCAGATCTCTCAATAGTTGATTCTTCGGTAGACATCCCGTTGATGCTCACGCGCAAGCGTGGCCAGCCTGTCTACTCGGAGACAATGGAAAAGCCCCTGAACATACTTCAGAATGCGGGTTTGTCTGAGGACGCGCTCAATCCCGACCTGAACTATCCTGTGGGCGAGCAGTCTTCCTGGGTAGGAGGCTTCGGTGAATACTTCTTCAGTCCTTCCCGGCCACGACGTTATCTATCCTCCTACGGTATGGACATGTCAGTGGAAGGGGCAGCGAAGCTAGGCCCGAAGTGGACGGCGATAAACTGGCCAACAGTGGCTACGTACACGCTCACCGATGGAGGGCTTGAGACATGGACTTCTGCTACTGACCTTACCAGCTGGACTGAAACACTGAATGCCAGTGCCGGTGGCGCTTCGACAATAGCCCGTAATGACACAGATGAGTATGCAGGGACATACTGTGCCGCCCTTAGCACGGTAGGCGGGTCGCCCGCCGGCAGTGCCATGCTCTCACAGTCTTTGGTTTGGAATAATGACTTCCGCTCAAAGACTGTGATGCTGACTGCCTACTATTACAAACCTGCCTCAGCTGTGGGCACTGTGTCTATCAGCATATATGACGGGGTAGGCAGGACTACTACCAACTGCGGGGCCACTGACGCATGGACGGCAGCAACAGCAACGCGAACACTGGATGCCACCGCCACAGAATTTACGGTAGAGCTCCTACTGACGGGGGCTGGCCCCGGTGATAACGCCACCATCTACTTCGATGCCGTAACCACCACCGGCTACGTCAAGTCTGCCACGCAGCAGCACTACGCCGAGTTTGGCGGCTATCAGTACATGAGTTGCGGAGACATCTTGTTCAAGACGGACTCGGCTACTGCACCTACTTCATGGACGTATGTAAAGAACTTCATTGCAGATATTACCGACTTGTATTCAGGGCAGGTGTCGGGTACGTCCTACCTCTGGATATGTCTTGGCGGTTCCAATGCCATGCAATACTACAATGGCAGCAGCTTTACCGCCTGTGCTGGCACCAGCCCTAACGGAAGCTATGTTGTCAGTGTGGGCGGTGCAGCTACCGACACCTACTGGAAAGCAGAGACGCCTAACATTGTCCGGTCACAGGTTGCGCCCCTGGCTGGCAATTGGTCGACCGCAACCTATATTGGCGGGACGGATACCAACATCACCGACCTGCTGGTACGTGGCTCTGACCTCTATGTAATCAAAGAGGACGGTATCTACAAGGTAAACTCCAGCGGTACGATTGACTTCGTAGCTCCAGACCTCAAGGACTTCTACAAGGCCGGGGCTGGCAAGAACTCCTGCGTGAAAGACGGCAAGCTCTATGTCCCGATGGGGAACAATGCGCTTGTTGAGTACGATCCTGACGCAGACACATGGGACAATATCTCGCCTGCTGCGGTTGTGTCCAAGGCCAATGCCTCACAGCAGAACGAGACGTTGATGTACGCCGCGCAGGATGACTTCGACGGCAAGATATTTTCTGTTACCGGCCTTGGCAACTACCTGTACTGCCTGCAAGACAACGGCTCTACTAACAACCTTTTCAAAGGTATCTACGCCAACATGGACGGGCATACAGGGTGGGCATGGCATCCTGTGGCCGTCACCACGATGGGGGATGCTACCAGCCTTGCCGCCTCTAACCTGTCCGGCTCTGAGTGGATATGGGCAGGGCAGGGAACGGGCAACCCTGGCTACTACGACACAACGCACTATGCCAGTACCGGATACTTTGTTACCGCATGGTACACGGGTGGTGTCCGGCATATCCAGAAGTCTATCTACAACGTGGTATGCGGCCTTCAGAACATATCAGCCGACCACTATTACGGCACCCTGTACTTCCAGTTCTACGGGGATGCAGACTGGAACGCTACCACCAAGGCACTGAACACCACGCTGACCACAGGCGAAATCTCCAACTACATGCCAACCAACAGCTACGGCAGGGCAGTACGCTTCAAGATACTGTTCCAGACCGATGATGCTGACTACTCGCCCAAGCTTAACTACCTGAAGGCGAACGGCAAGATACGGAACACTGAGATACCCGTGATTCAGTGTACCGTGCTGCTCAAGGACAACCAGCTTATGAACACAGGTGTACGGGATGGCGTGTCTGCAGCAAGGAAGAAGACTGCCATAGACAATGCCGTGGCTTCCAATTGGCCCTACACCCTGTATGACATAGCAGGCACCAGCCGCACCGTGGACATGATTAGCCGGACGATGGTGCAGAGGATGCGTAACTATCAGGGCAATCCCGAGTTCGTCCTCAATCTGGTTATGCAGAAGGTAACACTCGCATGAAGATAATCAGCGCGAGCGACTTTCATGTCTTTAACGATAAGAGGCTGCCTGAAGTACATACCTTCAGGGATATGGTGTTGGACGAGAAGCCTGACCTGCTGATACTGAATGGCGATATCTTCGACCCGTGGAAAGCTATATGGCCGGACATCGTGCAGACCATCAGTTATCACTGGCTGGAGGACTTGACCGGACGGCAGCGAACCATCTACATCAACCGCAACCACGACTACAATGCGCCTGCCTACGTCCTGCCGTCTGCGACAAGGGCTGCACAATACCGTTCCGGCAGGTGGCTGTTCATGCACGGGTGGGAATTCAGTATGGACTGGTCGGTATTTGGCCCCGCGCTCTTCTGGCTCTCTGTTCACTGGCCGGGGCTGATGATACCACTTAACCGGATTGTGATACCCGCACACCCTGCTAAGGACGGCCCCCACGACAAGAGGCAGGACTGGAATATGTTTGTCGAAACAGGACACGACAGGGCAAGGATGTACGCACAGAAGGACAACGTCAATCTGTGCATCGGCCATTACCACTGCCCGTCAGCTTTCGACGGCCTGATAGTAGACGATGGTGACATGGAGGATTCAATGAGCTTCGCCGTCATACCGGATGACAGCAAGGACGAAACTGAGTTGCGACACCTCTAATACTTGACATGGAAGGATAGGTAACATGGGAGCCAAAATAAACTACGAGGCAAAGAACGACCACGAACTCCTGATAATGATAGCGCAACAACTGGACTTCGTAACCGAGAACTGCGAGAAGTTTAGGACCGACGGCGAATGTTCTAGCAACGGCCTGTCCAAGAAAGCCAAGACAACCGTGGCCACGGCCCTCATTGCTGGAGTGGTGTCCCTTGGCCTTGGGATTGTGGAGATATTCAAGCGATGAAATCTGTGATAGTGGAATGGCTCGACGCATCCTTCGCAGAGATACAGGCTAACTCCCATGACGCTGCCCAGTTCGAGCCTATCACCATGCGGTCAGTCGGGTTCCTGTTCGCTGAAAATGATAACAAAGTCGTTATATGCCAGGACGATTTGGGCGACACAGGACGCCAACTGCTAGTCATCCCACGCTGCTCGATTCTCCGAGTAAAGGAGGTGAAGTAGTGGCAGACCCGCAACCCGGCTCAGTCTCATTCTGGGAACGGATAGCCAGGTCAGGCGCGCAGACGCTGATGTCGGTGGCTATCATCATATTCTGCGGCGTGATGGCCTACCTCGGGCGCGACATGGGCAAACAGTTTGAGGTCGCGTTCTGGGCTGCACTCGTGTGGTTGTTCGGCGCAGGCTTCCTCACCGTTATCAAGGGCAAGTAGTCAAGTGATCCTTTACGACTGCGGCCTCAGCCCCCTCACAGAACAGCAAAAGGCCCGCATTGAGTTCGTCATCAGACAACAACGACGACAACATGCTGTGAAACAGGGGTGGATAAGGGAAAGTGGTGAAGGATTGGGCACGGGGCCTAAGACACGGGCCCGTAGCGGCCTTGTAGTGCAAAGGAAAGGTATCTAGCCATGGCAGAACAGGGGCAAACAGAGCCCCCACACGCTATCTCAAAGTGGTGGGGGCATTCTTTCTTATGGTCTTTTGGGACTGGCTGTCAACCAGTCTCACGGCAAGAATATCAGATGGTTCGTTTTGGGCCGTCCCCCTCGGCGGTACTATTGCCCTGCTTTGGTGGATGGCGATTTCCTTCCCGCGCAGCAAGATGATGGGCGCGGCTGTTGTCGCTGGTGCTATGGTCGGAACTACGCTTGGTATCCTCTGGACGTAACTTGAATAGCAGAGGCACTACTACCATTACCCCTATCATTACCAACATGCCTAAGAAGAAACAAAAAAGGGGAAACATCGCTCTCATTTCTTCACTCATTATTTCACCTTCGCCTCCAAGTCAGTAGTCTTTTCCTTCAGTATGGCAATCTCGCCCTTGACGATGACAAGTTCCGTTTTGACCTTTGCTATCTCGTCCAATACGAAGTCCTGCCACACCTTCTGAGTTGCGTTGATTAGCTTCTGTTCTTTGGCCTCTTGCTTGGCTTCCTTGTCTGCCTCGGCGCGCAGGGTTCGATCCAGATACTCCCTATCCTTGTGTCTCATTCTTCCCCCTCTAATGGCAGCGTAAACCAGCGCCGCTTGAGCATTACCGCAATCATTGCATACCCGCCGATGTCGAGCCATGTATCGTCAACGCTTTCATTTATCCATTCATGGGGGTTGTCATACAGCAGGTTCTTGAGCCTGTTAATCTTGTCCCACTCGCGGACCACCAAGCCAATCTCCCCGAAGCCAAGGATATTGTTAGGGCCGTAGTCGCCATGCTTGCTTGCCAGCTTTGCGGCCCATTCCTGCGCTACCATTAGCGCGGCCTCATTGAATGTCTTGGGTTCAGTCATTCTTTCACCTCCGTGCTGGATTCTGTGACATTGGCACTACTGAGACACCCTGACACCTGCTGCGACATATGCAAAGATATAGTGTTGGTTGTGGGGTGAATCGTGACTATCGGACACCCCACGGTTGAAGGCATATAGCCCTTGCACTCCCCGTATGAGATAGGCGCACCTTGCATGTACGTCTTGAGCCACGATCCTGTTGTGGTGGCTACCATCGGGACTCCTTTGATTCTGCCGTTCCGTACGCCTAGCTTGGCCGGGGGAAGGCTCTCTATTGAATGCAGGTGGCCCATGAAATAGATGTCAGCCTCATTAGCCATAACCAGGCGCATTAACCGTTGCACCCGTGCCCCGTTGGTTTGTGCACCACCAGCTCCGTGCCATGCGTGAATAGTATACATATGGCGTTCGTTGCTACCAGGGCGTGTCATGTGCAACTGTATGAAAGCGGCATAGCTACCGTAAGGCACACCGAGGTCGTTAATGATATGTCTTGTAAGGTCATCCCGGTGGTAACGCCTGATGCTCTCTTCGTGGTTGCCGGTGAGGTAGCACAGACACTTTTCTTTGATAGGTGCCAATATGCCCACCAACCGCCGGCGCTGGCTCTCTATGATATCGTCCTTAATTACCCATTCTGCAATGCTGCACGAGTCAAATCGCTTGTCTCCATCAGTGATACAGTCGGCCATATCACCCATGCCAATCCAGACGGGTAGATACTGATACTGCCATTATTCTGAATCTGTAACGTTCGTTCTATGACTTCTATTTCGTCGCCTCCTGTATTGTATTAGGGCACGTCCACGAGGATACCCATGTTGGCTGGCATTCCAACCTGCCGCACCACCCGTCATTCTTCCCGATTCCATACAGTACAGAGTTGCCACACTTCGGACATTTGCCGCGTTTATACCCGTCGTGATGTAGTACCTGTCTGTCCTCATTTACTTCAAAGTGAGCGCCTTCGGGGTAGGCGTCCCACATATCCCTGTCTATCAACATACCTTGCGTTCCTGTTGTTTTCTGCAGCGCCTGCAATACCTTACGTCACGACTGCCATAGGCGGCATGAAGCAGCCACCCTGTCCATTCATGGGAACCCAATATGCACAATAACCGCTTCATCTGTGTTGTGTTCTCCTTTTGGATTTGCGATAACCTGCCAGTTCTTTGTCCTTGCACTTCCGGCAGTAGTTGAAGGCGCACACCCGAAATACGCCGTACAACATTTCTTCCCCGCACTTGAAGCATCGGGGGAAAGTGTGGGTATAGATCACTTCTTCTCCTTTTTCATGTTGTCCATATGTCGATAGATTCTGTCTGATATCATCTGGTTCTGCATGTCTACAATTCCAGTCTTTAACTTGCTCCACCTATCCCTCATCAGCAACAGCATCCCGTCTGACAGGTGCATCTTGCCCACGTACCCAACAACGGAGTCATAGAAGGCCAGACACTCTCCATACTTAGCACAGGAGGCACAGTCCACGTCGTAGGAGACGCATTGCTCCAACGTACCGTCTATGTCTGCCATCAGGTCATCAGGCAGGTATATACGATGTCTCACTGGCAACTTCTTTCCAGCACGAGGGCCAGCATCCACGGCCAGTGTGTGAGGCGGGTTAGCATCTATGGCTCTCCCTGATTTCGATTCCGTATATGGCCCGCATCAGCTTCTTGCTCCTCAGATACATGGCCGTCCTCTTGCCTTTGAAGTCTTCCACTATCTTCTGTCCCTGCTCTTGATACACGAAGTCAGCAACGTAATGCCCAACCACCTGCCCGTTGACTTCAAGGGGGAATCGCACCTGATATTCCAGGTTGCTTATCTCCCCTGCCTGCTGCATCAACTCCAACTGCCGGGCCCTGGCCGCTTCCCCCTTGCTGGCGAACACCCTGCCGTTGCTCTCGGTTCGTATGGCCCCGTATTTGTTACCCTTCAATGGTTCCTTTCCCTGGGCGATGCACTGATAACAGACACCGCCCCATATTTGGTTCTTCTGCTCGCCGCAATTCAGGCACTCGCCAGACTGGACGGATAGGGCGGTCACTTCTCCCGCTTCTCCCTGATTTCTTTCAGCACCAGGCACTCGTGGTCGGTGTCCGGCTTCATCTCAAGGCCGCAGGTCATCTGACTATCTCCACTATGAGACACGCGATTGCCATACCAGTTACCATCCCCCATACAAAGGCATTTAGTACCCTCGCGCTCATTGTTTGGCCTCCTCGTCGGGAATGAAGCAATCGTAACCATTAACAAGTTGGCCTTTGCTTTTACTGTACCTTTCTTCCTTAATGCCCTCTGCCCGTAGTGCCGTCAGCATCGCGTCTGCTCCAGCCTCTACGAATATCTCGGAAGCATGGCGGTGGTCTGTCAATATCAATTCAACCTTCACGTCTACCATCGTCTTGTCTGATATCGCCTTTGCATCCCAGTCTGGTGGTCGCCACATGCTATTTGTTCTCCTCTTTCAGCACGATTTCGTATTCCGTCCCGGCCTTTAGTAGCTGTGTCTGGTCGGGCGTGTAGGTCAGGTGGATTGCGTCATCCTCAGAGTCCAGCACTACCAGGCGGGCATCAATGCGTTTCATCTATTCCCCCTCTGCCTGGGGCTGCTCTGGTATCATCTTGCTAGTGTCAGCAACATGATGGCACTGTATGGTACTAGTGGGCACTACTGGCTCTTGCAGGGCGACTCTGGCTGCCTTAGTCAACCGACATAACCCTACGGTCTCGCATGTGTCACAGTCCTCTGATTTGCAGTCAGCACCTATCTCTACCTCCCAAGCCAGCACACTAGACGCCACCTCTCGCAGCTTCCCATTCTGCTGCTGTAACTGCTGGATAGTCACCACTGTGGCATCGCAGCCCTCACAACCCCGTGATAGCTCTCGGATACGCTCCTGTGAGGCGAGGAATTGCCTTGTGTATAATTCGGTAGTACCAACAGCCGAAACCAGTTCCCCCTTCACCTTCTCCAACTCAGTCCTGGCCTTGCACAATGCACACTCACACCCTTCTACGGGTGAGATGTCAATGTGCTCCGCTTCTTCTGCTCGTACCTGCTCCAGTTTCTCCGTCAGATGATTGACTTCATCGAAGGACTCAATAGCCTGATTACCCACTTTCACAGCCTCGACCAGTTCCCCCTTCACCTTCTCCAACTCAGCGCGCAGGGCTGATACCTCTTTGTATGACCGTGTTGACCGGATACCCATATCTACCCTTCCTTCCCGATGAGGGGCCTACACAAACAGTTGCTATCTAGGCAACCGGCACACTTAACAGACTCAGGGCAACCAATCACTCGTATCCGTTCCCCCTTCTCGCCTCTCCACTCCGACAGGAATTCCAGAAGAGAACGGGCATATCCTCGGTAATGCTGTTTGTCTTCCTCAGCACACCATGCCCATAGTTTCCCTGCACACTTTTCTGCAAACATCTCCATCAGCGGGTCTAATTCCTGCTTCGGCTTTAACTGTGTATCTTCCCTAACTTGTGTTGGCACACCACGTAATTTGCAGCACTCGTTAGATTCTGCAATCAAGTAGCACCCCCGAGCAACACTGCATGTCATACAGGCTCGCCACTTGTTATGTTCCAAAAACTTCTCGCTCATTTCTTCTCTCCTAGTGCAGCTTGAAGCCGCTTACGACACGTCTCGCACTTATACCGCAGGACATGACTGGGTGTGTCCGTACATGGTTCGTTCCAATACTTCCATAGCTTCCTCTGCGCTTCCTGGGCGACTACCTCATAACGGTTTTGGCCGCGTTTACATCTGCCGAGTATGTCAACCATTTCCTCCGCTGTCAGTTCAAAAGGTTCTGTCATTTAGTTGCCTCTATCTCGGCCCTTTTCTTTGTTGGGCTGTCGCTGCGATAGTCCACACCCAACCCAAAGTACCTGATGCGGTCACGGGCCATGTCAAGAGCATTGGCAACTAAGGCTATATGCTTATCTCGCTGGTCTACTTCGGCTTTGCTCGCATGAGGTTCTTTCATGACCTGGTCCAGTTTCACTAAGGCATTGCCTATATGGATATTTGTCTCTTTGAGCAATTCCTTTAGCTTCCGATTCTCACGCCGCAACTCGATATCTGACTTCATTACCATGCCTCCAATATCTCTGTCTTTACCCACAATCCGGCTACCCATGACGTGTGTTCCTTTTGCCATATCTCCAACTCCGCCGTCTCAATCTCGCCCCTGCTAACTTCGACATATTGGTTGTTGTGGCCGATATCTGCGCTGGTAACGATGGTGTACTTCACCTTTGCACCACTTTCGTATCCCACTCTCTGAGGCATCGGGCCATCTGGTAGCAGCCGTCACAGCCGAAGTTGCGTTCGCAGCAGGCATCCTTTGACTGAATCAGCCCCTTTGCTACCTTGCGCTGCTTCCAGTTCAAGCCACCCATCCAAAGATTCTCAATCGACAGCCCGTAATCGTGGACTTTAGGGCCCCTCTTACAGGGGGAGAATTTGTCCCCCTGTTGTATCTGCCCGAGTGATTCACCCTGTATTACCCTCGTTGTTACCTGCATATCTCTCCTGTTGGCACTGGCATGAATCCATACCTGCTGGTATAGGGCACCTGGCAGATGCGGTAGACAGTGCCCTTACTGCTCTGCCGTTGCTTGGCTATGTTTATCTCGGTGGTTGCCCAAACAACATTGCCGTACTCGTCGAACTCAGCGGGGTACACGCCGTCCTGATAGTAGTTGTGCCATTCCTCGTGATTCTTGTACTCTGCCCTGTACTGATCGCAGGTGTAATAGGCTGACAATCTCCAGAGCAATAGAATCACGTCTGCCTGTTGCTCTATACGTCCGCTCTCATAGAACCACGCCACCTGCGGCCTGCCCGTTTCGTCCGGCCTGTCCTTACGGAACTGCATCAGCCCAAGCACGGGGCACTGATACTTGTTAGCGATGCCTTTCATGCGCTTGCCGATACTGCCCAGTTCCATATACCGCTTCTCTGCTGTCCGGTCAGGCTCAAGCTCGCCCAGGTAGTCCACCACCACCAGTTTGACAATCCCGTTCCTCATTGCTGTCTGCTCTACTGCCTGTTCGATTGCGGTAGGGGTAATACCGTCCCAGTTGTGATAGAAGTGGATATTGCGATTGTTGATTTCTTCCAGTGCGTTTTGTATCGCGTCCCACTGCACACTGTTGTACTGGCCCTTCCGCACCTTCTCAATAGGCATCCCTGTGATTCTGGCAACGTCACGATACGTCAACCCCGGCACATCCATTTCGGTCGAAACATAAACCACATGTCCGGACTTGGCGACATGGTTAGCTATATCAAGGGCCACGGTAGACTTGCCCTTCCCACTGCCTGCCCCAATTACCGCGAACTCGCCGGGGAACAGCCCCCCACCTAACTCCTGGTCAAGCAGGGGGATACCTGTAGGTGTATAGACAGCATCGGGGGAATCCTTGAGCTTCAGGAAGTGGTCGAACATCATCTCTGCACGTTCTTTAGGGCCTACCACTAGCAAGGTCGTGTGTCTGCGCTTGATAGCCGCTACCCCGTCGATGATTTGATTACAGGCTGTATCAAGGTCGGGCCCGCTATATGCCGCCTGCGCTGCGCGGCCTGCCAGCTCAATCAGGGAACGCCTGCCAGCCTGTTCCTTGACAACCTTGGCGTAGTACGGGCAGTTCATGGATGTGGGCAGTTCAGATGTCAGATGTTGTATATAGGCAGCTCCCCCGACATCGTTTAGCTCTCCACGACGCACCAATTCCTGTGCTACCGTCACCCTGTCCGTCGCCATGCCCTTCCGGTGGCACTCCAGCGCGGCAGCGTAGACCTTCTGGTTCTGCCCCGAGAAGAAGTCCACGGGCTGCAACGTGAGTCCGTTCCAGCACTCCGCGTCTACAAGCAAGCTGCCCAAGACTGCGGCCTCGGCTTCAGGGCTGTTCGGTACTTGTTGCTCGGTGAATGTCATTCGTTCCTTAGTTCGCACTTAACAGTGTGCGGTATCGCTGGCTTTGATTGAGCCACGGGTAGTGAGGGCTTGGCTTTCTCCAGCCAGTTCAGGTATGCAGTCTTGGGCCTAACCATCTTCTTGTTGCTTTCCTTCCACCAGGTCAGGCAGCGTTCGGCCTGTTCCTTCAGGGCTACACCGGGATGATTAGCCTGAAGGTCTACCAGTTCTTCGGCATTGAACAACCCTAACAACTCCTCGGCAGTCTCCGGTGGCTTCTTTGTCTGTTTGGATTGACGCTCCCTGTATTCCTTCTGGTTTTGAGCTTTCTTGTCCATTTGCTCTAGTTGATACCCGCCGTACTTCTGCCAGTTATGCAACACTATTTCCCCGTCCAACTCCTCAATAAAGCCTTTCTTCTTGGGCTTTCCAGCATCCATTAGGGCGGCCTTAAACCCCTCGGCATCACCATTCCAACCAGCCCACTTCACCCATACCTTTGTGTCGTAGGCTGAGAGGACACCATCGGAGGCATAAACCATAGCTTTGCCCCATAGCTTGACCAACATGCCAATAACGGTACTGTCATCCAGATTCAGACTGACACACACGCTTTGGAGTTTGGGGTCGTCAAACAGGCTATCCTCTATACGGTTCCACATTCAGCACCTCCCGGCGCGTCTGCGTGCCACCCGTTTCTGTTTCTGGCTGCGGTGATGGATGCCGAGATATCCACGCTCCGGGGAGTAGTGCATCATCCATTGACCACGGAGTAATTCCCTTGACAGTGCATTCGTGGTTAGTACCATGAGGATTGTGTTTAATCGTTGTGTACTCAATTCGTTCTCCCTTTTGTGACTTTGGGGGCCGGGTAAGATGCGTTCGCTGATTTCGTTACACAAATAGCTGAATTCACCTTGTCGCTTCCCCCTTTATCTTTATTCCCGGCCCCGCACTGACAGGCCGTTTGCCTGTTCGACTCTATTTAAGGGGTGACTTTAGCCATCGCCAGAGCCAGAGCCAGAGCCATAGCCATAGCCAGAGCCAGAGCCATAGCCATCGCCAGAGCCATAGCCATAGCCAGAGCCAGAGCCATAGCCATCGCCAGAGCCAGAGCCAGAGCCATAGCCATCGCCATAGCCAGAGCCATAGCCATCGCCATAGCCAGAGCCAGAGCCATAGCCAGAGCCATAGCCAGAGCCAGAGCCAGAGCCAGAGCCAGTGTTGCTTGCCGTTTCC